CGGAACACGTGCTCATCGACCGCTTCGACCTCCCCCGCATCAACGACCTGATCCAGGTCGACAACCTCACCACCGGCCGACGGCAGCTCGAGGCCGACGACTGGCCGTTCGAGGGCTTCATGGACCTGCCGATGGAGGTGCGGCGCTAGGGCGCCGGCCTGATCCGCGGCCTTTCTCAACGCCACCGCAGCCTGGAGATGGGCCATGGCCAGTCCCGTTGTCGGCGTCCGCTCCTATCTCGCCAACCTGTTCGCCGGGGCCACGCGCGTCTCGACCGGGGCCAGCGGCGACGAGATCGTCGTCTTCCGCCGCGCCCGGCGCAACAAGCCCGTCGCGTACCGGATCCTGGCCAGCTCGTACGGCCTGGGTGCCAGCGGCAACCAGAGCATCAGCGGCAACCTCGCCGTCACCGGCACGTCCACCCTGACCGGCAACGTCACGGCGGGCGGCACGCTGGCCGTGACCGGCACCTCGGCGCACACCGGCAACGCCACGTTCGCCGGGACCCTGGCCGTGACCGGCACCTCGACGCTGACCGGCGCCGTCACCACCGGCGGCACGATCACCAGCCAGAGCTCCCTGGTCGTGACCAAGGCCAGCCGGCGCACGGACGCGGCGTTCCTGGCGCTGACCGACGCCGCGACGATCGCGGTCGACATGAGCGCGTCGTGGAATTTTGCCGTGACTCTGGGCGACAATAGAACCTTGGGCACGCCGACCGGCCTGCACGAGGGCCAGAGCGGCTGGATCCGGGTCACCCAGGACGGCGCCGGCAGCAGGACGCTGGCCTACAGCGCCGCCTGGACCTTCGGCAACGCCGGGGCGCCGACGCTCTCGACCGCCGCCGGCAAGGTCGACCTCATCCACTACGTCGTGACCGACGCGGCGACGCCCGTGATCCATGCCGTGTTCCACAAGGCCGCCTGAGCACCGGGCAACGGCGGGGAGCTGCTGATGGCGACCACGAACCAGCTTTGGGGCTTGGACGAGCCCGAGCCGGTCGATCCGGGCGCGCCGGGCATCGGCGGGCGCCTGGCGGAGCTCGTGCGCTACCTGCGCGGCGACGGTCCGGGCGTGCTCGACCAGATGACCGCCCAGCGCCAGCTCCTGCGCCAAAAGCTGGCCGGCGGGATGACCTATGCCGAGACCATGCGCGACCCGGAGCTCACCAACCTCGGCCTGGGGATCGCGAGCAACTTTGCCGGCGCCAGCATGCCGATGGCCACCCGCGGCATGACCCTGCCGCAGATGTGGCCGCTGCGCGAGGCGCCGGTCCCGGGCCTGACCAAGGGCCCGGAGATGGCCAACCCGGTCACGCAGGCCTCGCAGGAGGCCTACAAGGCCCGCGCCGGCATCGCCAAGCCGCCGCTCGAGGGCAAGCTGCCGATGCCTGAGGACTATCTCCGGCGGGTCGCTGACCACATGGACGAGGCGCCGCACGCGCCGACCGATCCGGACGTGGCCGCCAGCTACCGGGCCATGATCGGCGAGACTGGCAAGCAGTTCGAGGCCTTGAAGGAAGCCGGCGTCCGCTTCGTCCCGTTCACGGGCAAGGGCGAGCCCTACGCCAGCTCCGCCCAGATGGCCGAGGACGTCGCCAAGAACAAGCGGCTGTATTTCCTGAAGACCGAGAACGCCTACGGTTCTGGCCAGAACCCATCCAACAACCCGATGCTCGGCGCCACCAAGTACCACGACCTCGAGGGCAACCCGATGGTCGCCAACGACCTGTTCCGGGTGATCCACGACTATTACGGTCACACGCCGCACGGCTTTCGCTTCGGCGGGCCGGGCGAGTACAATGCTTTTCACGAGCACGCCAGAATGTTCAGCGACGAGGCGGTGCCGGCGTTGGCGTCGGAGACGCTCGGCCAGAACGCTTGGGTGAACTTCGGCAAGCATCTGCGCCGCGCCGACGGCTCGATCCCGAAGCCGGGCGACGTCGACTACGTGCCGCTGACCGAGCGCCCGTTCTCGGACCAGAAGATGGTCAAGATGCCCTGGGACCTGCTCAACGCCGACCCTGCCCGCGGCATCGGTCTGGGCCGCTGATGCCGATCGGCCTCGGCTGGCGCGAGGGCGGGATCCCGGAGCCGGAGCCCGGCGCGGAAGACTGGTGGAAGAACACGGCCTACCCGGCGCTCGGCGGCTTGTGGGACTGGGTCAAGGGCAACCCGGTCGAGGCCGCGTCGGCGTCGATGGTGCCGGGGGTGTCGGACGTCGCCGATATCGGTCTGCTCGGCCGCGACCTCTACCGGTTCGGCACGGAGCCTTCTCGCGAGAACGCGGTGAGCCTGGGCCTGGGCGCGGCTGGGGCGGCGCTGCCGCTGGTCGGTGCCGGGGCCCTCAAGGCCGGGCGCAAGGCGCTGCACGGCGCCGACATCGAGGTCGTGCCCGCCCTGGCCAAGACGGAGATGCGCCAGCTGGTCGGCGGCGGCGGCAGCCTCGAGGAAGCGCAGGGCCGGCTGCAGCAGCTGGGCCCGGGGCACGGCCTGCGGCAGAGCCCGACCCACCCGGGTGTCTACTTCGTCGTGCGCGAGCCGCAAGCGCCCGAGGCAGCCGCGGCTGCCGCTCCCAGGAGCTCCGAGCCGGCCCACTTCGTGTTCAAGGCGGATCCGGCCACGTCCGAGACGGTCGAGCGGCTGGCCGGGCGGGTGACCTCCGGCGTCAACGATCGCGCCGGCCTCGGCAACAAGGGGCAGTACGTCTACGACAACAACAGCATCCTGCTGGACTCTTCTCTCTCGCCCGAGCAGCGCCACGACACGCTCACCCACGAGCTCGGCCACGCCATGGCCGCCAAGGGCGGTGTCGTCGACCCGCGCGGGCTCGCGTGGCAAGGAGCGCCGCCGGCCCAGGTGCTGGAGCAGATCCGCGCCCTGTCCGCCGGGCGCCGGCCGCACCTGTGGGGCAGCAACGAGGAGCTCGAGAACGCCTTCCCGCATTTGGGCGCGGCGGCGATCAGCAAGTACCGGGAGCGGCCCGACGAGCTCGCCGCCGATCTGGTCGCCAGCATGATCGCCGACCCGGCGAAGGCGAAGCAGGTCGGCCACGAGGCCTACCGCTGGGCCGCATCGAAGCTCAACGCGTCCGACCTCGGCAAGATCGCCCAGTTCCTGGGCGTGCCGCTGGCCATGGTCAGCGCCGCCCTGGCGCAGGCCTCGGGGCTCGAGCCGGAAGAGGCGCCGCCACCGCCCGCCACGGCCGGCGGCATCGGCCTGGGCCGGTGACCCTGGGCCTCGGGCGCACGCCCCTCGACGTGCAGCCACTCGACGACGACGCGGCCTGGACGCGCCTGGTGGACGCGCTGCGGGATCGCGAGAGCGGCGGCGGCAAGCCGCTGGTGTCGAGGAAGGGTGCCTTGGGCTCGCTGCAGCTGATGCCCGGCACCGCCGACGACATGCTGAAGGCGCTCGGCCGGCGCGACGTCCTTGCCCTGCCGGCGCCGGAGCGACGCCACCGCGTGCGCTTCGATCGCACGCTCAACGAAGCGCTCGGGCAGGAATACCTCCGGCGCCAGCTGCGGGACTTCGGTGATCCGGTGCTGGCGCTCGCGGCCTACAACGGCGGGCCCGCCAACGTGAAGCGCTGGCTGAAGAAGAACGGCGATCCGCGCAAGGGCGAGGTCGATCTCGCGACCTGGATCGAGCGGATCCCCTTCGGCGAGACGCGCGCCTACGTCAAGGCCGTGACCGCCAAGGCCGGCATGGCGCCGAAGCCGCCTCAGGCGTTCCAGCCGGAAGGGCCGGCGGTGGAGCCGGTGGTGGCCTCGGCACCGGCGCCATGGCGGGCCGAGATGCCGTGGGGGATCGCGGCGCTGGCACCGTCGCCGATCGCGGGACCAACGCCGTGGCGGGTCGAGCCGCTGCCGGTCACGGCACCCTTGCCGGTCACCAAGCCGCTGTTCCTGGCCGAGGACGATCCATTGGCGCGGCTGCTCGGCCGCAGGTGAGAGGAAACGACATGCCGCAGCCGATGCGCCGGACCATCCCGCGCCAGCTCGAGCTCCTGTCCAAGCGTGGCGACTGGCGCAGCGTCGCGCTGGTCGGCGTCGCGGACGGCGATGCCGCGACCTGGCTGACCCAGGTGGCGCCGCGCGCGCGGCTGACGATCGTCGCCACGTGGCCGGAGGAGGGCGTCCTGCGCGCGGCCAAGCTCGCGGGCCAGCAGCGCCAGCTGCGGCGCCTGGCGCGGGCCTACGGCGACCGGCTTACCTTCCTCGAGGCCGACCCGAAGGAAGCGCTCAAGGCGGTTGGCGACGACAAGTTCGACGCGGTGGCGCTCCTCGGCGGCCTCGAGGGCAAGGAGCTCGGCACCGTCGGCAAGCGCTGGGCGGAGCACGTCAACCAGGGCGGCATGCTGCTCGGCGTCGATCATCGCGACAAGGCGACGGCGAGCGCGCTCAAGAAGCTGGCGCCGGAGCACCAGAAGCTGAAGGACGGCCTTTGGGCCGCCCGCATCCGCCGGCCGTCACCAGAAGGCGAGGAGCAGGGCGAGCCCGACCCGGTGCTGTCGGAGCCACCGGCAATCGAGGAGCCCGAGCTCGAGGATCCGCCGGTCGAGGAGACGGAGCCCGACCTCGAGGAGGATCCGCCGAGCGACGGCGAGCGCGATCTGGCCCTGGAGGCCGCCAAGCCCGAGCCCGAGCACGTCCCCGAGCCGCCGGTGGTGAAGCGCACGCGCGGTCGGCCGCGGAAGGCCCCCTGATGGCCAGGATCGGCCTCGGCCCGAGCGGCCCCCCGGCGCCGGATCCGCGTGCTGAGGACTGGTGGCAGTCGGTCTACCCGACGCTGCGCTCCGCCTGGGACTGGACGCGCGGCAATCCTCTCGACGCCGCCAGCATGTCGATGGTCCCGGGCGTCTCCGATGTCGCCGACGTGGCGATTGCCGGCCGTGACATCGGCCGGTTCGCCCATCAGCCGAGCCGCGAGACGGCGCTCGATGCCGCGCTGTCGACCGCCGGGGCGGCGCTGCCGGTGCTCGGTGCCGCCACGGTCAAGCGCGCCGGCACGGTCGCAAGCAAGCTTGGGACCAGGGCGGCGATCGAGGGCCCGATCCCGATCTCGGCCGCGTCGTTCGCGAAGGAACCGGTGAAGCAGGAGATCGAGCGGCGCGTTTCCACGATGGAGGCGCCGTTCGACATCTCCGATCTGGGCCGGAGCAGCGGGCCGCAGGCCGAGCTGCCGCGCTACGATCCGCGCGCCGGCAAGGGCCGCGGCTTCCCGGCCCGGGTGCAGCGGCTCATGGGGAACAAGGACGTCTACGAGCAGATGAAGGGGTTCGTCGAGCGCGGCCTCGATATGTCGGGGCGCGAATGGTACGACACCCGGCCGCTCAAGGAGGCGTTCATCGAGCACTGGGGCCCGGAGGACGGGCCCGGAATGTTCACGCGCTACATGGACTACGTCGCGGCCTCGAGCCCGCGCTCGGACGTCGCCAGCAACATCAGGAACGCCAGCTACTATTACAGCCGCGACGTGCAGGGCAACCCGCTCACGGACGCGGAGGAGAAGCTGCCCTACCCCTACGGCCATCTGGCGCAGGGCCTGCACAAGCAGAACGCCGTTCGGGTCGGCGACCCGAATCAGGTGAGCTTCGATCCCAGGAACAACCCCAAGCCCTTGTCCTTCTCGGCCAACCTCCAGGGCAACCATTTGCCGGCCACGATCGATGCGCATGCGATCAAGCTGCCGGCGATGCTCGCGCGCGATCCCGAGTTCCTGATCCGCAACATCCGCGAGGAGGCGTTTGATCCGGTCACCGGGAAGAACAAGATCGATCCGGCGACAGGGAAGAAGGTCTACATCAACCGCAGCCCCTACAAGGAATTCAAGGCGGGCACGCTGTCGATGGACGATGCGGTCAAGGACCCGACCTTGTGGGAAGGCCAGCCGAACGAGAACGAGTACCTGGCGATGGAGCTCTATTACAAGCGCATCGCGGAGGAGCTCGGCATCACGCCCGCGCAGGCCCAGGCCGCGGCATGGGTCGGCGGTGGCCATCTCACCGGTCTGGAGAGCGCGGCCGAGCCGTTCATGGCGACCGTCAACAAGCGGCTCCAGCGCACCGCGGCGGTGCATGAGCTGCCGGTCGAGGAGACCACGCGCCGTTTCGTCAAGGGCGAGCTGCCGCTGTTGAGCGCGGCGCCGGTCGGCATCGGCCTCGGGCTGGGCGCCCGGACCTTGAGCCAGCTCGGCGCCGACGAGGAGCCCTACTAGGCCCCGGGGCTCGGCGGGCCCTTCTCCTCGAGCACCAGCTCCATGTTCACCAGCAGCCAGGACAGCGCCATCGCCGCCATCGGCGGGATCGGCCGCTGGCCGCTCTCCCAGCGCGCCACCGTGGAGCGCGACACGCCCAGCTCCTGCGCCAGATGCTCCTGCGGCCACGACAGGCGGTAGCGCAGGTCGATGAGCTCCTGAGCGGACATCACGGCGTCTCCCTCGTTGGCAGCGCCATTGTAGCCGGCTGACACACGACCGTCCGGCGCAGCCGCCGCCGCGCGCACCCAAGGGCATCCATGGACGACAACGAACGCCTTCAGCTGGCGCGTCAGGCCGACGCGCTGTTGCAGAACCATGCCTGGCAGGCCGCCGTCGCGCGCCGCCGCCAGGCGCTCAAGGACATGTGGGAGGCGACGCCGCCGGCCGAGCTGGCCGAGCGCGAGCGCCTGTTCACCGAGCTTCGCGCCCTCGCGGGCGTCGAGGGGTCGCTGCGCTCGATCCTCATGGACGGGCAGGCGATCGAGCGTCGAACGACCCTTAGGAGAGTACGCACCCATGGCTGAGCCCTCCCCGGCCCCGGCTTCGGACCCGCCGCGCGGCATCAGCATGCATCAAGCGGCTGCCCTCTTGGATTCGCGGCAAGCGTCCGGGGCCTATGACCCGACACGCGCCTCTGCCGCCCCAGCTGCAGGCACGCCATCCGACCAGGCGCCAGAACCCTCGGACGACGAGACCGTCGCTCCGACTCCAGGCGCGCCGAGCGAGACGCCCCGCCGTCCCGACGCCCCTGCACCCGACGACGAGGTCGATCCGGGCGAGGAGGAGGCCGAGGACGGCGAGCCTGAAGAGGAGGCCGAGCCGGAAGAGGAGACCGACGAGGCCTACCTTGAGGATGAGGACGGGACGAAAATCCCGGTCGCCGAAGCGCTGAGCACCTACAAGCGCTTCAAGGATCTTCAGGCCCGCGTCACGCGCAAGGAGCAAGCCCTCGCTGAAGAGCGACGGCAGATCACCGGGCAAGTTCGTGAGGTCGAGACCGCCCTGGCCCAGAAAGCCAGGGCGGCTCTGGAGAGCGAGCAGACCTACCAGACGAAGATCGCGGAGCTCGACACCTACCTGGCCGAGATCTCCCAGGGCCTGACGGGCGCCGACGAGCAGTGGAAGGGGGTCGACTGGACCAAGCTCAAGACCGAGCAGCCGGGCGAGTACCTCCTGCTGCGCGACGAGTGGCAGCGGCACCAGGACACCAAGCGCGAGGTCGAGACCCGGCGCCAGACCATCGCGCGCGAGCAGGCCGAGCACGAGCAGCGCACGCAGCAGCAGCAGCACGCCAAGCTGCAGCAGCACCTGCGCACCCGCTACGCGGACATGCTGGCCGATCCGCAAAAGACCCAGCGGGTGAGCGACGCGATGCTCGGGCTGGCGCACGAGCTCGGCTACAGCGACCAGGAAATCTCGCAGACGCTCGACACTCGGGCGTGGGATCTCTGGCACATGGCCGCTCAGTACAAGGTCATGATGCAGGAGCGTGACCGCGCCTTGCAGGGCCAGCCCAAGCGCCAGCTGGTCGAGGGCGGCGAGCTCGCCCCGCAGCGGGTCAAGATCGTCAAGCCGTCGGCCCCCAAGCCTCGGGCGCTCACGACCGAGAAGGCGCAGCTCGGCGGCGCCTACAGCGCGTTCCAGAAGGACCCGAGCCGCGAGAACGCTCTGAAGGCCATGGAGGCCCGCGAGCGCTACAACGGCGCCGCCCGCACGCGCTAGATCTGGTCACTTAGCAGCTTTCCTCTCCTCCTCCTCGACCTCGCGGGTTGCCCACCCGCCGGGCTGGCGCGACGCCAGCCCAGACCATCACCAGCAACATCCAGGGTAAACCACCGTGGCGACAGTTACCGGCACCCTTGTGACCAACGGCACGCAGACGCTCGTGGGTATGCGTGAAGATTTGGCGGAGTTCATCAGCAGAACGGATCCGGCTTAACATTAGGCCCCCTGACGTGCTACAGCTTCATCTCCTGCGGGGAGGTGAAGATGCGACAGTTCCAATGCGAAGAATGCGGCAAGCAAGCCAAGGCCTACGGTGATCGGCAGGACAGGGCGAGGTTCTGCTCAAGAACGTGCCGCGATGCATGGTTCTTGAAGAACGCCAAGTGTCGGATCACCTGCACGGTCTGCGGCAAGCGGGCGATCAACACCAATCCGGGGGCGCGCTTCTGTTCAAGGAAGTGCGAGTCCACGGGGCGGAGGGGGTCGAACGCGCCCAACTGGCTCGATGTGCCCAGGACCAAGACCTGCGCCCACTGCGGTGAGGAGTACGGTCCAGGGTCGGGCGGCATCACGCACTTCCTCCGTGGCAAGTTCTGCTCGCGGGAGTGCAGCCGGAAAGGGCAGAAGCGCCTCTTCGGTGAAAGCAACCCGCAGTACCGGGTGGACGCCCGGCGCAAGAACCGTGGTGGCATCTATCGCCAGTGGCAGATAGCGGTCATCTCGCGGGACAAGGCGACCTGCCAGAAGTGCGGCCGGACCGGGGTCGAGATGCATGCCCACCACAAGGAGCCGTGGCGGGACCATCCCGAGCTGCGGTTCGACGTGGCGAACGGCGAGACCCTTTGCTGCCATTGTCATTGGGACGAGCACAGCACGTCAGGTGCAAACGGGGTGAATTCGGGGGAACCCGTACCGGGTGGGGCCGGCGGCAATCCCGAGCCAAGCCATGATCGAAAGGTCGTGGAAGGTGTAACGACTAGAGGCCGAGCCTACCGGCGCATTGAAACCAACTGTGAATGGTGCGGAACGTTTGTCTCCAAGCCCTTGAGCGACACCAAGGGCAAGCGGCACCTCTTCTGCAGCAAGAGCTGTTCGAAGAAGTTTTTTTGGGCCAGCCAGCGGCGGCTCAGCCGTGGGGATGACGGATCGGGCCAGCAGCAGTTGCTCTAGCGCCTACGGCAGTAACGCCTCCACGAGCGCCCCGGCCGCTCTGTAGCGGTATGATATAGTCTGGCCTCCGTGGTAACACGGAGAAGCTGGGTTTAAACGGCCCAGCGGTAACATCAGCGGAAACTCCCTTCTACAGCTTCTGCGATGAGGGCACGGCCAAGAATTCACTTGCGCACGACTGGCAGACCGTCGATCTGCGCAACGCCCGCCGCGTCCCGAGGCCTGAGGGCGACACCGTCACCCTCGACACGCCGAAGAAGACAGTCAAGCTCAGCAACGCTTGCGAGATCATCCGCGGCGAGTACGGCATCAGCGGCACCGCGCAAGCGGTCGATACCGCTGGCGACACAGGCTCGATGAATTTTCAGCGGCTTCATTTTGGCATGGAGCTGCGCAAGGACGTCGAGTTCATGCTGCTCGGCCCGCAGAACAAGAAGGCGACCGACACGCGCGAGTCGGCCGGCATCCAGGCCTTTGCCGGGGTCTTCTCCTACGGCTCCGGCGCCACGACCCCTGGCACGGGCGCCAGCGCCGGCACGGTCGATGTCACGCAGGGCACCGCCCGTGACCTGACCATGGACATTCTCAACACAGGCCTAAGATCAGCCTGGACCGGCGGCGCCCGCACGTCAGTCATGTTCATGTCGAGCGCTCAAAAGATGGGCATCGACGAGGTTTTGCCGACCGATCAGCTGGCCACCGGCCAGTCTGATCTGTTGAAGGATGGCGTTCTTGTGGCCACGACAGTTGCGGTGTGGCGGTCAGCTTTTGGCGACGTTAAGTTTGTAATGGATCGTATCCTTGACGAAGGTGCAACCGACAGTGCTGGCGACCCGATTACTTGGGGAACCGGCGTGATCATTGGCGTCGATGAGCGCGGCACCTATCGCCCGAAGGTCTGCACCTTGCCGGGCCGCAAGTTCAAGACCGAGCCGCTGGGCAAAAGGGGCGACATCGATGAAGAGCTGGTCGTGTGGGAAGGCACGCTCGAGGTGCCGAACCCGGCGGCCATCGCCGTCATTGGCGGGTTGAACGACCCGACGGCGTGATCGGCCCGGCTGCCTGGCATCATGCTGGCGGCCACGCCTTCCGGGCCGATGAGCCGCCCCGGGATCCCGACCCCGGGGCGGCGCTCCCCTGCGGAGAACAGTGGAATGCACCGACGCAACCGCACGGCCGCGGTCGAGATCAGCGGCGACCGCATGGTGCGCCACCGGCCCGGCGGCAAGCAGATCTACCGCGTCTCGGGCGACGAGCTGCGCTGGGCCGTGGTCGAGTACGTGCCGGAGGATCTCACCGACCGGCTGGCCCGCTCGCGCAGCCTGGAGCTCAAGATGCCGCTCGGCGATCCCGAGAACGTCTGGATCAAGGTCGCCGAGTACCCGCTGACGTGGCTGAACGCCCAGGTGCCGATGAATGCCTGGGACGATCGCAAGGCCCTGGCGCGGCGGGTGGTCAACAACCGGGACTATCGCCGGCTTCGGGCGGACAGCGATACCAGGATGTGGTGAGCCATGGCGATCGGCACGTACAGCGAGCTCCAGGCGGCCTGCTCCTCCTTTGCCGGGGGGTCGTCCGACACGGCTTTTGCCGACGCCATCCGCACCTCGATCGCGCTCTGCGAGAGCGACATCGAGCGTCAGCTGCGAGCCCCCGAGCTCATCGTGCGGCGCACCGGCGTCGTGGGCTCGGCCTGGGAGGTCTTGCCCGACGACTTCATGAAGCTGATCAGCCTGTCCCTGATCCGCGACGATGCCGAGACGGTGCTCGCCCAGATCCCCGAGGACGCGGCGACCGCCTACGCGCTGCGCTATCCCTCGGGCACCCCGCGCTGGTTCGCGATCGTCGGCACCGAGCTGCGGCTGATCCCGGCGCCGGACGAGGACTGCACCGACTCCTTGCGGATGGTCTACTACAAGAAGGTGCCGCGCCTGTCCGACGATGCGCCGACCAACGATTTGCTGACCGCCTTCCCGGACCTGTACCTCTGGGGCAGCTTGAGCGTGCTCGGCGAGTACGTCGAGGACAGCGCCCGCCTCCCGCGGTTCGAGCAGCGGTTCCAGAACGCGATCAAAGCCGTCAACAAGATGAGCGTCCTGCGTGACGGGACCTTGGCGGGCTGATGGCCTGGTGCCTCGTCGAGCAGCCCGCCGCGACGGCCTGGAGCCTCGAGGCGGAGCCGGACGCCGCCGTCTGGGCCGAAGAGCGGGGCGACACCTTCTGGCCGACGGATGACGAGCTCTGGACGCCTTGGACCGACGGCAGCTGGTTCTTGGACCATGACGGCGCGTTCGTCGGCTGGACCGACTGGCCGCCGCCGTGGGGCCAGACGCCGCCGGCCGAGCCCTGCTCCTGCCTCGCCGACGGCGCCTACCTGACCGACGATGCGGGCAACCCGCTCACGGACGAGTCCGGCCTCATCCTGCTCTACGACTGACCGGGACCAGCATGGCCACATCGAAGCGCACCACCGACCTGCCGCTGGCGACGGCGCTGGTCGATATCCTCGGCCATGACGCCGACGGCCACACCAGCCGCGCGGACCTGACCGGGCTCGCGGCGGCCCTGGCCGGCACCTTGAGCAACGTCGAGCTCACCGCCAATGGCATCGCCGTGCGCTACGAGCTCGGGTTCGAGGTCGAGACGCCGCGCGCGGCGATCGTGGCGGTCGACGGCGTCGTTCAGCCGATCAGCACCTACACGGTGGCCGGCGGCTTCATCACCTTCAGCGAAGCGCCGCCCACGGGCGCCAAGCTCGACATCCGGGTGATCGGCGAGGCCGTGCCGGTCCTGCTCGGCGATACCTTCACCGCCTCCGGCACGGGCGCCGTGTCGCGGCTGATCCTGAACAAGCTTGCCGACGTCGTCAGCGTCAAGGACTTCGGCGCCTACGGCAACGGGGAGTACGACGACACCGTCGCCATCAACGCCGCGCTCGCGACGGGCAAGCCGGTGTTCTTCCCGGCTGGGGTGTACCGGTGCTCGAACGGCGTCGATCTGCCGGCCGGTGCCCGGCTGATCGGCTCAGGCGCGCCGAAGCTCGGCGTGTTCCCGCAGAGCACGGATGACAAGCGGTTCTTGCGGCCCGGCTACAAGGACCAGCTGCCGGGCACCACCCTGCTGTTCACCGGCACCGGCACCAAGACCACGACGACGCCCAGGGTCGATCGCTTCGCGTCCTTCACCTATTGCGTCCGGACCACGACCTCCGCCGCCGTGTCCCTCGAGGGCCTCGCCATCGTTATGGACATGGATGTCCTGGATGCCGACGGCGACCTGACCGAGACCACGACCGACAATCGGGCGGCTTACGATGTCGGCTACCTGTGCGGCGCGGATCGGAGCTACCATCGGGATCTGGTGATCTTCGGCTACTTCGCGAAGGCGGGGCTCGTCGTCCACGGCAGCAACCCCGACTACATCACCTTCGATGGCGGCTCGAGCTCGGGCGACATCGGCTGCGCCATCGTCGGCGACGGCACCAACGGCCTGTCGGGCACCCAGTTCTACGCCTGGGACTTCTTCGCCAACGACCACCACAGCCGCAGCATCATCACGAATCAATGGGGCACGACGGCGCTCTACATCGATGGCGCGGTCGCGGCCTCGCCACCGAACGCCGGCATCGGCGGGCACTTCTTCGTTGGCGGCTGCGTCCGGACCTACACCGACAACCCGTTGAGCTTCGACCACTGCAACTGCGCGGTCCTCACCGGCGTGGTGCTCGAGTGGCCGAACCTGCCGGGCTCGACCGGCGCCACCGTGGCGACCCCGCTCGCCACCTCGAGCACCTACGGTGTCAGCTTCGAGAACTGCCGTCATCTGGCGGCGATCGGGAGCGGCGGCATCTATGCCATGGCCAACGCGATGGGCGGGCCGTTCCTGCATGCCGATCCGCGCTACGGCGAGCTGGGTGTCGTCGGTGCCGGCGGCGGCGTCATGCTGCGCGGCGGCACCAGCGGGCAGCTGCCCCGCGTCCAGCTGACCACCGATGCCAACTCAAGCACCACCGGCTGGCAGCTGGTCTACGACACCGGCAACAGCGACATCCTGGACTTCCGCAACGCCGGCACAAGTCGTTTCAGCCTCGCCACGGCCGGCGGGCTGCAGAAGGCCGGTTTCGCGCATGGTGGAACCAAGACCATCGCGAGCGGGTCGATCGCCGCCGGCAGCTACAATTATTACAGCGTCGACACGGAAGCCTCGGCGTCGACCGACGACCTGGACACGATCTCCGGCGGCGTCTACGACGGCCAGCTTCTGCTGCTCCGGGCCGCCAACTCAAGCCGTGATGTCGTCTGCAAGGACGGCACGGGCAACCTGAGGTTGGTCGGCGATCTCACCCTGACGCACGCCCAGAACCGGCTGCTGCTGGCCTTCGACGGGACCAACTGGGTCGAGGTCTCGCGGTCGGAGAGCACCAGCGCCTCGGCCGGCGGGCCGGTCTCGGTCAAGGATTTCGGCGCGGCCGGCAACGGCACGACGGACGACACGACCGCGTTCATCAACGCCCTGGCCAGCGGCGCCAAGACGGTCTTCGCCCCGGCCGGGGTCTACAAGCTCACCCAGACCTTGTCCCTGCCCCAGGGCGTGACCCTTGAGGGGGAGGGTGTCGACGAGTGGGAGCCGGTCTATCCGACCCGGGCCAAGAAATGGGGCGGCACGGTCCTGCTGTTCGCCGGCACCGGGACGCGGGCCACGACCTTCGCCGGGGTCACCTCGATGCGCTACGGCGGCGGCTGGCGCACCGACGGCGCTGACACCCGCAAGCTCACGAGCTTCTACAACGCCAACGCCTCGGGCACGACGGCGGCGACCCAGCGGACCTTCTCGGTCGCGGTGCGCAACGCGACGGGCGCGTACTACTGCGGGTTGCGGAACCTGCGGATCGCCAACTGGAGCGGCGCCGACGGGATGTCGGGGCACAGCGACACGGGCTCCAGCTCGCTCGGCGACAGCTGGGACATCGGCCTGCTGCTCGACAACACGGAGTATTTCCTGGCCGAGAACATCCAGGTGGTCGGCACCTGGCGCGAGTTCGGCTTGCTCGACATCAGCACAGCGATCACCGAGAGCCGGTCGGAGCGCAACCATGTCCACCGCGCCAAGCTGCAGGGCCGGGTCGGGCTCGGCATTCGTGGCACCGACCGCTGGGCCGTGACGGCGGCGACGGCCACGACCGTGGATTTGCATTGGTCAGAAGAGCACTACTGGGCCGCGAGCGGGTCGTTCCGCGGCCAAGACGGCGTCACCTACGCCTACACGGGGCGGAGCTTCGCCGGCAGCACGCTGACGCTCACCGGCGTGACGCCGGATCCGTCGGCGGTCACCCAGCTCAGGCACCCCGGCACGGGGTTCGCCAACACGGAATTTTACGACTGCTACGTCTACGGCCTCGACCATGTGTCCGGCTCCCTGGCGTCCGTCCTCGGCCTGTCGGACAGCAAGGCGCTGGAGGTCTCAGGCTACCCGCTGCGTGGCATCAAGCTGCGCAACTGCAAGTTCCACACCGACGAGCCGGTGACCGCGCACCTGCACGATGCCATGGACATCATGTGCGTCGACCCGCAGTTCGAGGGCGGCGGCAAGATGATCGCCAGCCCGGTGTCGACCGACGCAGGCGCCTGGGCGGCGGCGGCGGTCGGCGAGACCCGCAACCTGGTCATGCTGGGCGACAACTCGATGGACGACAGCGCCGAGCTGACCCTGTTCACCCCGCGATGCGGGCTGGTGCAGGGACTGCAGGTGGCGCCGCGGGACGAGCTGACCAACGACTTCATCCTGACGGCGCTGCGCACCGGGCTGAACACGACCGTCAAGACCCGGAGCAGCGGCAATTTCTACGTGAAACGGTCCACCGGCAGCGGCGCCTTCCGGGTCACCGACAGCGGCAACGTGCTGGTCGAGGGCGGCGGCCAGTTCTCGCTGACCGGCGGCAGCGGCATCATGAACGTGGATGCTTCCGCGACCTTCGCCCTGAGGCAGTCGACCACGACGCGGCTGCAGATGTTCTCCACCGGCAACTTCGCCCCGGGCAGCGACAACGCGCTGAACTTTGGCGTGCAGGCGACGCGCTGGGCCAATGTCTACGGCACCAACTTCAGGCCGGGCGCCGGCACCGCGACCTGGACCAGCGGCACCGGCACGCCCGAGGGCAGCGTGACGGCCACGGTCGGCTCACTTTTCACGCGAACAGATGGAGGAGCGGGGACCACGCTCTACTGCAAGGAAAGCGGTAGTGGCAACACCGGTTGGATCGCCAAATAATGCCCGTGATCCCGCTCGGCCCCTGGCGGCCCGACACGGCCGGGTTCGTCAACAATTCCGGCCAGCTCAACGACATGAGGAACGCCATCCCGGTGCAGGGCGGCTGGCAGCCGCAGCGTTCGCTCGGGGCGCTGTCCGAGCAGACCATCGCGACGCCGGTGCAGGGCGTCCAGGTCGCGACCCGGACCAACGGCGGCCTCGAGCTGTTCGTCGCCGCCAACGGGTCGATCCACCGCGTCCCGAGCCGGACGGGCGCGCTCGAGGCCGCCGGCTCGGGCTTCGCGGCCTCGGCAAGCGACCGCTGGCGGTTCGTCCAGTTCGGCGACCTGCTGCTCGCCACCAACTTCGCCGATGACCTCCAGGCCTACGACCTGACTTCCGGCGGCAGCTTCGGCGATCTCCACGCGAGCGCGCCGCGCGCGAAGTTCATCGCGATCGTGCGCGACTTCCCGGTGGTCGCCCACACGTACGACTCGGTTGACCTCACGGACGCCTACCGCGTTAGATGGCCGGGCTTCGTCAATGGTGTCGTCGACCCTACCAGCTGGGCCTACAGCCTGACGACCCAGGCCGACTTCCAACGGGTCAGCGACATTGGTCAAATAACGGGACTAACGGGCGGCGAGATCGGCACCGTGGTCGGGCAGCAGGGCCTGTGCCGCATGTCCTACGGCGGCTCGGCGCTGTTCTCGTTCGAAGTCGTCGAGCGCCGGATCGGCTGCCGGGTGCCGAACTCCGTGGTTCAATATAGACAAGGAACGTATTTCTGGTCCCCGGACGGCTGGCACGTCTTTGACGGGTCTGCAGTCAGTCCGATCGGCAACGAGAAGATCGATCGCTTCTTCCACGAAGACTTCGACGAGGGTTCCGCGGAATTGATGTGGGCGGTGGCCGAGGACGGCCGCGGCCACGTCGTCTGGGCCTACCCCGGCCAGGGGCATGGCGGGCGCTGCAACCGGATGCTGCGCTTCGCGCCCGAGCTCGGCGAGTGGGCGGTCACGGACGTCGTCCTCGACGGCCTAGGCCCCGGCAAAAGCTTCGGCGCCTCCCTCGACGACTCGATGTTCGACAACCTCGACGAGTGGGGGTCGCTCGACGATCCCGGCTTGTGGCTGGAGCTGCCGCAGACGGTGGCGGTCGCGGACGGCACGGTGCAGGCCTTCATCGGCTCGCCGATGGATGCCTTTTTCCAGACCGGCTTGCTGATGCTCAACCAGGACGGCCGGTTCCTGCTCAACCGGGCCTTCGTGCTGCACGACCGCGGCTATCCCGCGATGCGGATCGGCATGGGCGAGCGGCTCGACGCCGGCACCATGACCTGGCTCGAGCCGATCGAGCAGCAGAGCGACGGCTACATGCGCGTGCGCTGTCCCGGGCGCACGCACATGGCCGAGCTTTACCTTTACGGCGACTGGGTCAGGGCGCAAGGCATCGACCTGCGCGGCGCGCCGATCGGCACCCGCTGATGCCATTCCCGTCCCGCTACCGTCTGCCGACGCCGCAGATCAGCGGCCCGGAGCTGGCCCGGATCGTGGCCGACATGCGGGTGGGCCGCCTCGACGTCGGCAGCGAGATCACCCTCGAGAGCGCCGCGACAACGACGGTCGTGCGCTCCAGCACCATCGGGCCGGACACGATCCCGGTCCTGGTGCCGACCACCTCGACCGGGGCCGCGCTCAAATGGTGGCTGTCGTCCCGCGACAAGGGCGAGCTGACGCTGGGCCACGACGCCCCCGCGGGCGACGAGCCGTTCCTCCTCCTGCTGATCGGATGATCCGACATGGGCCTGTTCGATTTCCTCTCCGACGGCGGCTCGGAGGTGCAGAAGGCCGACCTGCCGGGCTATCTCGAGCGCCCGACCAAAGGCATCGCCAACAACGTCTGGGATCTGCTGCGCGCCGGCAGGGACAACGGCGGGATGAACGCCACCCAGCAGCAGGCGCTGCAGGGCATGATCGCCCAGGCGCAGCAGCCGTCGGGCCTCGCGAGCGGCGCCAGCAACTGGCTCACCGGGCTGCTCCAGGGCGGCAGCGGCCTCAACCAGCAGCAGGCGGGGCTCGCCGGCCAGCTCACCGCCGGCCAGGTCGTGAACCCGGCCATGGCGGAGACGGCCAGGATCGCCCAGGGCGGCGATCTCGGCAAGAATCCCTATCTCAACGCACAGTATCAGCAAGGCGCCCAGCAGCTCACCGACCAGTTCAAGAACACCGTCGTGCCGGGCCTCGACAACAGCTTCGCCGCCTCCGGCCGGCTCGGCTCCGGGGCCTACGCGCAGCTGCGCAATCAGACCGAGAAGGGCCTCGCCCAAGGCCTCGGCGACCTCGCCACCAACATCTACGGCGGTGCTTACAACACCGATCGCGCCAACCAGATGAGCGCCTTGAACCAGTGGCAAGGCCTCGGCCAGAACGCCATCGGCAACCAGGTCTCGGGCGCCAACCTCTTCGGGACCGGGCAGCAAAACCTGTTCTCGGCCGTCGGCGCGGCACCCGGCGCGCAGAACCTCAACTACGACCAGCTGAACCGCATGTACCAGGCGGGGACCATCCAGCAGCAGGCGCCCTGGCAGCTGTACCAGAACGCGGCTGGGATCATCGGCGGCCTCCCGGGCTCGCAGAACCAGACCACGCAGCAGCGGCAGAACCCGGTCACCGGCGCGATCAACTTGGGTGCCTCGGCGGCAGGCGCCTTCATGGCCTCCGACGTCCGCCTCAAGGCCGACATCGTCCGGGTCGGCGCCACGCCGCTCGGGATCCCGGTCTATCGCTACCGCTATGTCTGGGACGAGCCCGGGACCGAGCGTCTCGGCGTGATGGCGCAGGAGGTGCTGCCGGTCCTGCCGGAGGCGGTGGCGCAGCTATCTAGCGGCTATCTAGCTGTCGACTACGGAAGGATCCGCTGATGGACCCGCAGCAGCTGGCGATGATCCTGCAGTCGCTGCCGCCGGAGCAGCGCATGCAGATGCAGGCCGCGCTCGGTGGCATGGCCCCTCAACCGACGGCGCTGCCCGCTCAGGGCGGCGGCCTGGCCGCGATCCTCGCCTCCTTGGGCGGTGGCGGCCAGGGCATGGGCCAGATGCGCAACACCCCGGGCGTGATGACGAACCGGCACGGCCAGCCGCTCAGCGCCAACGCGGCGGGCTTCGTCGGCGCCGGACAGGCGGCGAACGCTCCCGACGCCTGGAAGATGACGCCCGCGCAGGCGCTGACCGGCGCGCTCGGCGGCTACTCGCAGGGCAAGCGGCAGCAGACCGCCGGGCTGCAGCAGCAGCAGCAGGGCCAGTCGGGTTTGATGAACATCCTCAAGATGCTGCAGGGCCAGAAGTCCTACGGCACGGGCGGCTACGCCCAGACGCCGGTCCTCGGCCCGGGCGGACGCATGGGCGGGGGCGTCTGAGATGCCGTTCCCGCCGACCCCGAACCCGCTGTGGCGATGGCTCTCGCCCGAGAAGCAGGAGGAGCTCCTGCGCCTGCAGCAGGGGCTGCCGCCGGCCCCGCCATCGCAGATCCGGGTGACCGAGCTGGCGCCGCCGACACCGGGATCGCCGTTGGCGCCGCCTGCAACGCTCCCGTCCGCTCCCGCTCCGACGGCCCCGACAACCGGACCCGCCGCGTCGCCGGGCCCCGGCCTGCTGGGCGTGACGCCCGAGCGCTATCAGGAGATCCTGGCGCAGCTCGAGAAGGCGTACGACCCGGGAGCCTTGCGCGGCCCTCTCACCGGCGACGAGCAGGCCGACGTGCGCCGCGCCGGCTGGGCCGGGGTCGCGCAGGGCGCGGCGCAGACGCGCTGGAACGCCACGCCCGCCCAGGCGCTGGCCAATGCCTTCGCCGGCTATTCCGGCGGCGCCTACCAGGGCCGGGCGGACATCCGTGAGCAGCGCAAGGAGGATGCGGAGCTCACCAGCAAGGGCCTCGAGGCAAGGCTCAAGCTCGACGAGCACATGCGCAAGCAGGCGGGCCGGGCGCAGATGGAGGCGCTGATCGCCAGCGACCCGCAGCTCAAGGCGCTCTACGCCGCCGACCCGGAGGGCGTCAGCAAGGCCCTGACCGAGCAGATGCTGCAGACCAAGGAGCGTTACGCCATCGGTCGCAACGGCGAGGTCTTGGACAAATACACGGGCGAGCTCAAGGCCGGGCCGGGCGGGATCAGGCCGGACACGCAGCTCGGCAAGCTGTACGCCGAGCTGGGCGCCATGGCGCCCAACGACCCGCGCCGGCCGGCGTATCTCGCCGCGATCCAGAAGGAGATCACGGCCAGCGGTGGCAGCACCACCTACCGCCAGCTCACGCCCGAGGAGCTCAAGGCGGCCGGCTACCGCGAGGGCGCGGTCGTCTATCGCGGCACCGACGGCAAGGACATCGTCACCCAGCAGGCCGGCGACGTGAAGGATGATCCGAAGTTCAAGCAGAGCGCCGACCTCCGGAACTCGTTCGAGGCGCTGACCAAGGAGGCGCGCATCATCGTGCCGGCCTTCGGCAAGATGGAATCGGCGTTCGCCCAGGACAGCAAGTCGGGCGACGTCGCGGCGCTGTTCGCGTTCATGAAGATGCTCGACCCGACCTCGGTGGTGCGCGAGAGCGAGTTCGCCACCGCCGGACAGGCGGGCAGCTTGCCCGATCAGGTCCAGGCCTACTGGGACAAGTTCACCGGCCAGGGCCGGCTGACCCCGGCGCAGCGCGCCGAGATCCTCAGCGCCGGTCGCTCGCAGCTGGCCCCGTACAAGCGGGCCTTCGACGAGACCGCGGCGAACTACCGGGCGCTGGCCGAGCGCTTCGGCCTCAAGCCCGAGGACGTCGTTCCGACATTGACCTGGCCTGAGATCGCGCCGCGGGCGCCGGCCGCCGCCGCGCCGCCCGGCACCGTGCCGCCGCCGCCGCCCGGCTTCATCCTGGGGGACTAGCATGCCTGTCGCCATCGATCCCGCCAGCGGCAAGGCGGTGCGCCTCGACGAGGCCGGCGCATGGGTGCCGACCCAGCTGGCGCGCAACCCGGAGACCGGCGAGACCCTGGCGCTGGACGGCAAGGAGTGGCGCCCGGTCAAGATGCCGGCACCGCTGCCGACCAGCACCGACGACCTGCCCGAGATGATCGACCAGTCGAGCGGCGATCCCGGACCCGGCGCCGGCCTCTTGTCGCGGATCACGGGCATTGCCGGCGGCGTTGGCCGCGACGTCCAGATCGGCCTGCACCTGATCGCCGCGTCCGAGCCGGAGGAACTGGCCAAGGCGCTCGAGGGCGTGGAGGGCGTCACCATCCGCCGGGCCGGCGGCGTGCCCTACGCCACCGTCAATGGCAAGCACTACGCCTTGAACCGCAAGGGTCTGTCGACCCAAGACGTGGTCCCGTTCGTGACGGCGCTCGCGGCCTCGGTGCCGATCGGCCGGCTGGTGCGGATCCTGCCGATCGTCGGCCGGATTCCGGGCTTGCGGGCGGAACTGGCGCGCGAGGGCCTGATCGGCGCCGGCACCGGCGCCGCCATGGCAGGCGCGAAGCAGGCGGCCGGCGTCGACCAGACGGCGGGAGACGTCGCCACGGAGACGGCGGCCGGCGGTGCCGGCGGCATCCTCGGCCGGCTGCTGGCCACCGCCATCGGCGGCACCCTGCGCACGGCCCGGGGCATCCTCGACCCGAGCGGCCAGTTGACCGCCACCGCGTCAGCCGCGTTCCGCGCCGCCGGCATCGACATCGCCAGCCTCAGCCGCGCCACCCTGCGGCAGGTCGACGATGCCCTGCGCGGCCGGCAGATCACCGACGAGAGCGTCGGCGCCACCACCCGGCGGACCTTGGCGGACGGCCAGGGCATGAGCCTCACCCGCGGGCAGGCGACGCGCAGCACCGAGCAGCTGACGTTCGAGGACCGGATGCTCAAGGGCGAGAAGGGCCCGGGGGCGCAGCGCACCATGGAGGACATGTTCGGGCGGCAGCAGGAGCAGGCCCGCCAGATGGTCGAGAACAGCGCCCAGCGCCTGGCGCCCGCCGCCACCCTCGGCGTCAACGAGGGCGCGGTGGGCGATGCCGTCCAGCAGGCGCTCCTGCGCAACCGGCAGGCGGCGCGGGGCAACGTGCGCGGGCTCTACGGCCAGGCCGAGCAGACCATGCAGCAGCACGGCCTCGCCTTTCCGTCGGCGACCGGGCCCGGCGGCGGGCCGCTCACCGGCCATGTCCGGCAGACCATGAGCAGGGACCTGCCGTTGATCGGCCCGGAGAACGCGCCGACGACGACCCGTGCGATCGACGCGCTGCAGGAGCTCGAGCAAGGGCCGGTCTCGCCCGAGCGGGTCGAGCAGCTGCGCAAGACGATCACCGC